TATAGGAACAATTTTCCCATTCACGCATTGTGCGCATTGTGCCCACTCGACGCCGTTTGTGTGCGCACCTTTTGCCCAAACCACTACATCTGGTATGCATCTAGTGCACACCACAAGGGATGGTGTATGAACAATTTTCCGCCCGGTGGGCCGGGGCTGGATAGCTCTATCTTAATATCCGTTTGTCCGCTTTGCCGGACGGGACCAGGCGACCATCCCATCTTAAGACTAGTTTATCCATCGACCCGACCGACTAGCCGACCATCCCATCTTAATACCTTTTTGTCCGGCGCACTAGCCCGAGTGCCCGAAACTCCGGCACCTTTCCCCGAAGCGCCCGGGCGCAAGATGATTTGGGCCCTAAAAAATTCTTAGTAATTTTTCAAATCCTAAAAAATTCCCAGCTATTTTCCAAACCTCAAAACTCCGTTCAAAAATGGAACGGAGGTGGGAGGAACAGAGAGGAGGAAGAACGGCCAGGAGGAGAGAGGGAGGGAGAATTGCGAAAAATCCAAAATAAGCTCTAAAAATCCTATTGCCCTAAGCTCCTCTGACCCTTATCTTCATATTACACCCACACGTGTGCGTGAGAGGCTCTCCATGCCCATTCCAAAAGGAACTATCCCAGCGAAGATCCTAGAGGCCCGGGCCCTAGGCCTGGAAAAGCAAGAGGTGGTGCGGAAGTTGGCCGCCGAACTAGGAACTCGCCGGGATGTTATATCGGAGGCCTGGAAACGAATGGAACGGGACGGCAGGTTGAGTAAAGTCCCCTCGGGCGTCGGGCAGCCCATCAGCCGGAAAGAGTATCTCCTTCGGCACGATGCCCCGACTAGAACCAGGGAGGCCATCAGAGCCGCAGTGAAAACCCTGGACAATGACACCATCCTTACAGATTCCCAATTCCGCTTACATCGTTGTCAGAATGTTCCCACGAGTCACTGGAAGTTTGTGCGGGAGGAGCCAGAGTTCCTCCAGTATCAGTGGAGTCAGGGAGGCACCGTGATGTGGGGGAGCCCGGACACGAAGCAGTGGGCTATGGAAAACTGCGCCGGTGCTAAGGAGGTGCAGTAATGCCAGGGAGGGGAGTTAGTAGGGAGGAATATAAGTCTCGGCATGATCCCCCAGAGGAAATCCGCCATCTTAGGGCGGAGGTCTCCCGGCTGGAGGCAGAGCTGGAGCGCCGGAAGCAGGCTGGAGGAGAACTCCAGCTGGTGCTGGAGGACCTGAAGGGTGCCGTGCATCAGGCGGAGCCCGTAGAGCTGGACTATGAGATCGTTCGGCAGAAGGCCGGCGCAGACAGCCCGTGCTCCCTGGTAGTGCATCTTACAGACTGGCAGATCGGCCAGACGACTGTGGCCGGAGAGGTGGAGGGGTTCGGAGAGTTCAATTACGACATTGCGGAGCGTAGGGTAGATGAGCTGTTGCGGAGGATCCTGCGGAAGGTAGCGGTCCAGCGTACGGCGTATCAGCTAGACGAGTGTGTAGTTCTCGGGACCGCGGACTGGGTGTCTGGGGATATCCATGACGAGCTAATTGTGACGAATGAATTCCCGGCCCCGGTGCAGGCTGTCAGAGCCGGGTACCTTCTAGGGGGATTCCTGGCAGGCCTGGCCCCGCACTTCAAGAGTGTCCGGGCGGAGATCCTTACCCTGGACAACCATGGCCGGCTGACCCGGAAGTCACAGGCAGCGCAGGGTGGATATAATAACTGGGGCTACGTCGTGGGGACCCTGGCCCAGCTGCACTGTGAGAGGCTGAAGAATGTCTCCGTGAAGCTGTGGCCGCAGAGTTCGTTTGTAGTGCCGGTGGCCGGGGAGCAGTACCTGTGCTTTCATGGGCACGAGATCCGCGGGTGGGCAGGGAGGCCCTGGTACGGCTTTACGCGGAGGCTGGAGAAAGAGGCCCTGGCCAGGATGGACGCGGAGGAGGACCTGCACTTCACGAAGCTGGTCTTTGGGCACTGGCATGTAGCGAACAATGACCAGCACTGGCTCGTGGGTGGGAGCCTGCCGGGCACCTCTGCATTTGACCACTCGCAGGGCCGACACGCTCCGCCGCACCAGACTAGCTGGCTAGTCCATCCCCGGTATGGGGAGTTTGACTGGACTCGATGGTGGCTGGAATGAGCATTGAGCAGCTGTGGAACAAGCACAAGCAGGCCGCCCAGGCAGCCAGGGCCGGCGCGAAGTTTGGGCTAGTCGCCAAGCGTCTAAGCCTGTCTCCGCGCATCGCAGGGGAGGTAGCTGTCAGTGGGATGGCACTGGGGGCCTCGGCCCCGAAGGATGAGTGTGAGGGCCGGGAGCTCTGCGCTGCCTCTCGCCAGCCCTGCTCCGCGGGGCTTCCGTACCCTCACCAGTAACTCCGTTTAATTTTGGAAGGGAGTTTTACCGCACATGCCTAGTGGTAGGACCATAGAGATCCCTACCCCGGACGTCCTGTCGGCACTGGAGAACTCGATCTCCGTTATAAACGCCGCGGAGCGTCTAGGCTGCACTGCGCCGGATATCCACTGGCGGGCGCGGAAGGACAGCGCCATAGCCAAGGGGATACAGATGCAGTCTCAGCGCCGGGAGGACAGGCTAGCTGAGCTGATTCATGTACACAGGGGCGCGGTGTCCAAGATAGCGGCGGAGCTGGGTGTCGGAGCGGCGAACGTGCGTCACCTGATCCGCACCAGCCCGACCCTACGGGCAGAGATGGCGGCTAGTAGGGAAAAGATCGTAGATAAGGCCGAGGAGAACATCTTCGATGCGGTGGAGAGCGGGAACCTGCCGTATAGTTGGAAACTCCTGAACACGTTGGGCAAGGAGCGCGGATATACAGAGCGGAAGGAAGTAGACACTCAGGTAACCCACAGGGTGGATAGTCGCTCCACGGGAGAGCTGTTGTCTATGCTGGAAGGCCTAGCCAGGACCCAGCCGGAGGTTGTAGAAGCCGAGTTCCAGGACCTGTCAGACGAGGACCGGGAGTTGATCTCGGGGGCGCTGGCCCCGGCACAGGGGGCAGAATGACCAGCAGGGTAGACGAAATAGCCGGGCTGCTTGACGGAGGGCGGATGGACGAGCGGGAGTCGAACCTGACAGCTCCCAGGGACCTGGAGGAACCTGGAGTGCTGGTGCAGGCGATTCTGGAGCGCCGGAGAGCCGCTGCGCACCTGATAGACTTTGCCAGGTTTATGGACCCTGGATACGTGGCACTGCCCGTGCATGAGCTTATAGCTCGGAAGCTGGAAGATATTGAGGCTGGGAGGCTAAGGCGCCTGGCGATATTTATTCCTCCTGCCTCGGGCAAGAGCCGCCTGGCATCGGAGCTTTTCCCTGCGTGGTTCTTCGGGAGGAACCCTGGGCTGGAATTCATCGAGACCTCTTATGACTATGACCTGGCCGCCGGGTTCGGCAGGAATGTGCGAAATCTTCTGAAGGACCCCCGGTACCAGTTGGTCTTCCCCTCCGTGGGACTCTCTACCGACTCTACGGCGATGAACGAGTGGAAGACGAATGCGGAGGGTGAGTACAAGGCGGAGGGCGTTGGTGGTGGGCTGATAGGCTTCCACGCACATGTGGCAGTAATCGACGACCCGTTTAAGAACTATGCCGCCGCGTCTAGCCTTAAGGAACGGGAAGACAAGTGGGACTGGTACACTGGCGTTCTGCTGAACAGGCTCAGGCCGTATAAGGGTGGGCCAGGGGCTGTGATCCTTATTATGCAGCGCTGGCATGATGATGATCTGGGAGGGCGGGTAGAGAAACTAAACGCTAGCGGGGAGGAGAAGTGGGATATTATTACACTTCCCAGCATTGCCGAGCCTGGAGACCCATTGGGTCGGAAGCCAGGGGAGGCTCTACTGCCAGAGGGCCCCAATGCCCGGACAGTAGAGGAGCTTCGACAGATCCAGGCTCGGCACCCCGCTATGTTCATGGCCCTGCATCAGCAGAAGCCGGTGGCAGACGAGGGCGATATGTTCAAGAAAGGCTGGCTCCGGCCGTACGATGCGGACCAGCTGCCCGAGCGTCTGACCGTGTATATCACGACTGACTATGCCATGTCTCGGGGTAGCGGAGACTACACCGTGGTAGTGGCAGCGGGAGTGTGTCCTGATGGCCATGTGTGGATTCTTGACTTGTGGCGACAACAGTGCGACATGCTTGACGGGGTGGAAACCACTATTCAGTGGATGCAGAAACACAGGGCCGCCAAGGCTCTGCTGGAGAAAACCTCTATGGCCCGAGCGTATGGACCCCTGCTCTCCAAGCGAAAGGTTGAGGAGGGAGTCTGGACCCTGGTCGAGGAAGTCTCCGTGATTGGGAGGGGCCAGAAGCAATCTGCGGAGAGGGCTGGAGTTCTGGCTGGGGCTATGCAGATGGGCTACTTCCATGCGCCGGCTGGGGCCTCGTGGTTCGGAGATTTGGAGTACGAGCTGATTAGGTTCCCTAATGGCTCCAATGACGACCAGGTGGACGCCCTGACCCTGTTGGCCCTGAAGTTGAACTCTCTGCGACGCCTGGGCGCGAGGCATGAGGATCTGGGCCCCCAGCCTGTGAAGCCTGTCGGGATGACCTTCGCGCAGGCTATGGAAATAAACAGGAGACACCGGGTGGGACTGCGGTTCAGGCCGCGGGCCATAGTCGTGCCAGAGCCTCCGGTGTCTGTGCTGGATGCGGCGTAAACTCCGTTCCATTTTGGAAGGTAGTTTCTAATGGCGTACCCAAAGAGAACGGTTGACCAGGTCAAGTGGTGGCAGACCCAGGTCGAGTACAGCCGGCGCCGTATGAAGCCCCTGTTTGAGGCCTCGAATGTGTTGATGAAGCAGTACTATAATGAGGCTAGTTCGGAGAGGGAGAAGTATCAAGAGGGAGATAATCTGTCCGGGGATGTTCACCTTTCTAGGGTACGTAGTAGCCTGATCTTTGGATATATAGACCAGTCCCTGGCCAACATGGTGGACAGGAACCCAGTGTTCAGGTGCAGCCCGGAGACCCACGAAGCTGCTATGCGGATTGATCTGCAGGACCCGAACTCTTTGAGCCGGGCGGAGGGCGCGAGTAAGATCGTGAACTACCGTTACCGGGAGTTGAACCAGCTGAGGGTGGACGAGCGGGTGGCGCTGGATGCGTTTATATTTCCGTATGGAGTGTCGAAGATCGGATATAACCTGGACTTCGAGAAGCGAAGGCAAGAAATCCTCCAGCCGGATGAGGGGCTAGTCTTCGATGATCCACAGGAAGAGAACATGTTCCTGAGCGTGGGCCAGGAAACTATGGCTCTGCCGGAGCAGGATCATCGGGCGCATGTGGGAGAGCACCTGGCACTGTTGCAGCAGCTAGGGACAGTAATGACTGGCCCAGGGGCCGAGCAGGTCGCGGCACTAGTGGAGGAGCATATTGGGGTCCACAGGGCATTCATGAAGCGCAGAGGGCCGAGCCACAACACTAATGTGCGGTTCGAGAGCCCGTTCGCGGTGCGCTGGCTGCCGGATATGTTCCTGACGGACGTGATGAGTCTGGAGGGCCCACAGGACGCCAGGTTCATAGCGTTTGGCTGGGAGCTGCCGATAGACGAAGTACAGAGTGATCCTACCCTGAGCAACACTGGGGACCTAGAGCCAGTGCGGTGGAGGGACGCCCCGGAGCGCCAAGAGGGCCTAGAAACTGATGGGCTGGATGTGGTTAGGGGATGGGAAATCTGGGCCAAGGATTTTCCAGTGGCTAGGGGCCGCTTCGAGGACCGGCTGATCGTGATAGCGGAAGGCTGCGACAAGTTCCTGCGGAATGAGGACGAGTGGCCCTATGACCGGATTGATGACTATCCTGCGGAGGTGCTGGTATTTAATCCTGGGTACCGGAGCTGGTTCAATAAGTCTCCGCTGCTGATGGGCGGAGCGGACACGGTCCAGGGCCTAGTAAACGAGCTGATGGACTCGTACCTATCCATTGTGCGGAGGCAGAAGAACGTCTGGCTCGTGGACCCGTCTGCGGGGCTGGACACGAACAAGATCCAGGATATCCTGGATGCACCAGACGGGAGTGTGGTGGAGGTCCCGGGACTAATTGAGGCTGGGGGGAAGTCTGTAGTCCCGCTGCCGTTCCAGGAAGTCCCGCCCGAGAAGGGAGACCTCCTGCGGATTCTGCAGTCTATGTTCGACCGGACGATGGGAACTCCGCAGCCTGTGGCGCTGCCTCAGAGCGACAGTGCGACTGAGGCTTCTATTATGGAGAAGCGGAATACCTCTAGGGAGGAACGTCGGAGTGGGCTGTTGGCAGAGTTCCAGATCCGCAAGGCGCGCAAGATGTGGCAGTTGGACTGCCAGTACCAGCCGGAGAAGCTGTTCCTGGTAGACCGCAACGCGCTGCAGTTCGTGTCCCTGACTCCAGAGGTTGCGGAGGGAGAGTATCTGTTTAGTATGGATATCACCTCCCATATTAATGCGGAGAGCGTGGAGCGGAGTCAGTTGATGGATCTCCTGAACCTGTTCGCGGGGCTGACTCCCGTGATGATGGAGACCTTCGGTGCTCCGCCGAACCTGCCTGAGCTGGCCCGGAGGCTCCTAGTGCGCGGGTTCGGAGAGAGGTCCGTGGAAGAGATCCTTCCGCCTAGGCCGCAGCAGCAACAGGGCGGGGAGTCTGGAGTGATGGGCCAGGGCAGCGGGACGGAGTTCCAGAACCCCGCAGCACAGGCCGCACAGGAAGGGGTGAAGAACGGAAGGATGGTAGATAGGAACATCGGCCCGCTGGATAGGGACACCTACAACCGAGCACAGCCCAGTCAGGGGCGTCTCGAGGGTCAGCAGGAGACTAGATAATGGCTGTCGGGATGGCTCTGCGTTACAAGCGTAGTGGGTTCATGCCTAGGAAGCCCGTGACAGGGGACGGTCGAGGTGTTAGGCAGGTGTCGAACGAGATCGCAGGGCGGAGGGCACAGAGGGCTCCGTCACAGGCCCCCGGAGTAATGACTGGGGGGATTCAGGCTAGCCAGGCTACCCGAAGGGCGTTGGGCTACTAACCATGCCCTTCAAGAGTGAGAAACAGCGCAAGCTGTTTTGGGCTGCTAAGAGCAGCGCAAGACTTAGGCGAAAGGCTAGACTGAAGAGGTCTGCTGTAGACAAGATGACTTCTCACGACTCGGGAGGGAAGCTGCCTAAGGTTAGTAACAATACTAAAAAGGCGTTGATAAGGTGAGACTATCCTGGTTGGTGTTTAGCAGTGTTATAGCCCTGGTGTCTATGGCTCATGGAGAGCCTAGTATCTCTATGAGTGCGTATAGTGTATCTCCGGGACAGCCGTTTACTGTAGCCCTACAGCCGGAGGGGGTTGAACTACCAGGGCTTATGGCTGTAGGGGCGCAGATTGTCTATGATCCTATGATTGTGCAGCTAGACACGTTCCTTTTGCCAGACGGCTGGCTTACTGCACATCGATTGGTAGAGGGTCCCCTGGATACCCTGCATCTAGCTGCAGCAGCCGCCGAGGCGGTGCTTATAGACACTGTTATTGCTTTGGAGTTTCACGCTCGCTGGAACCCTGCAGGGCTCACGACGGCTGTGATTCTATCCCGTTTGGAGCTGAATGAGTTTGTGCTGGCCGACCCAGGGTATGCTACTGTTAGTATCTCTGGGCATACTGGAACTATGGAGTGCACATCGCTACTTCAAGCGCGAACTAGCCAGAAGGGTTGGCGAGACACCCTGCAGATCACGGTAGACGATCCTGACGCAGCTGTGCTAGAGACATTGATCGTTACTCATCAGGACACAGTGTTTGGAGGCTTCTGGATAGACTCTCCTCCGCCTCCGCCTTTCTACGCTCCGTGGTATCAGGATAGTATATTCGTTAAGACTGATACGACGATTATAGATGTGTCGGATACAACTATTCAATCTGGCGGACAGCAAACTCCTTATGTTAGCGTGATGTCAGAGATAGAGTCTGAACGACTTCAGGCTGGCAGGGTGGCTACTACCACTGGGACAGCTGTAGCTGATGATGGTATTTTGTCTATACCTGAGGATCGACCTAGTAAGGTCTTTGTTCTATACGATGACCTAATGACGGCTGAGGGAGGGACTCGAGTACTGATTGACACAGTGCAGGTGTTACCACTATTTGGTGATGTTACAGGAGACGGGTGGGTTACGGCTTGGGATGCTGCTCAGGTGTTGGGCCACTCTATCGGCTTGCGTCATCTGACACCTATGCAGCGTGTATCTGCAGATGTGACATTTGATGGAAAGGTACATCTGCTGGATGCGTACTGGATTATCCGAGCCGCAGGGTGGAATATAGATCACTTTGATGCTCCAGAGCACCAGTGAGCCATTCCAGTATCGTATCTATTGGGACAATGGACGTAGTA